AAGTGACTTGACCGGCAAGCGTGGTCTTGGTGACAACGTTTGATGCAATTACTGGCGTGGTTGCTGACACTCCTGAAAGTTCAGGTGACTGTGAACCTACCGACGTGTGGGTCGTCCAGGTTGGGCGAATCCATGTCTTTGATTGTCCACCGTCTGGCATTGCGCGAGCGCCAACTGCGGTGACTACTGGACGGATGTAGTTCAGGTCATCAAATACTGGCCCAAGAACTGGTACTGGCAAAAGACCAGGTGTATCGGTGGTGAGCACGTCACCTGCAGCTGCTTGAAGTGCTGACTGCTTTGAGATTGCGAACTCGCGTGCGGCTGCTGCAACGTTGCGGAAAGTTTCTCCGCCGATGTGCATTGCTGCGAGGTATTCGCCTGGTGTTGGCAAGTCAAACTTGCGCTTTGCTTGTGCAAAAATTGGTGCAGTAGGGATGGTTGCCTCGACTGCGGTTTCGTTTACTTCGGACATTTCTTGTTTCTCCTCTACTGGGGTTGCTTCTTCATTTAACACTACTTCTTCGGGCTCTTGGTGGATACTCGCTGCGACTTTGGTGATGTTTGCGGCATCACCAAAAGCGCCGATCGGAACTAGGGACAATTCCATCCAGTCGGCTGACTCAATGACCATTGTGCCTTCTTCGTCGTACGAGAATTTGGTTGGATTGACGCCCACGGATACTTGGTCAATCGTGCCGTCCATGGCCATAACCAAAGCGTCGTTACCGAGGCTGGTTGCGCTGATTTTGGCGCTAAACATCATGCCTTCTTCGGTTTCGGCGCGCTCGGTGACAACGCCTACTGGCATGCTTGCGTCGTGGTACATAAACAGGCGTGGTGCTTTGCCTTCGACTGGCAATGAGCCTGGGCGGAAGATCACAGCTGTGCCATCGCTGACTACTGCCGGCACGTTGTATGGGACGGCTACTCCGCTGATGGTGCGGCGTGGTGCGTCGCCTTTTGCGGCGTCAAGCGTGAACTCTCCTGCAATTAGTTTGATCATCGTGATAACTCCTCTTGTGTGTTTTCTCTAACAATTACTTCGTCGTCTGCGCGGTCGGCCATAAAGTTTTCTTCTAGGTATTCGTCAGCGTCAAACTCAACATAAGTGCCACGCGGTAGCACGTTGTCCATTGACAATGCGCTAGCAATGGCGTCGGCATACAACTTCACACCGAACAAGTACAGATCGGCGCGCGCTTGTTGTGATGACTGGTACGAGTATGCGCCAGTTGCCACGCCCACCAAATATGGGGGAACATTCGCTAGGCGCGACATTTCAAGCGCCTGATATTGCGACGCTTCAATCAACAACATCTTGTCTGGCGTGCTGTTTGTTTCCGTGTATGTCAAATACTCGTTAAGCGCGGCAGTTTGATTTGTTGCTCGAGCGGCATTAAACGCGCTAGCCAAATCAGCCAACTCTTGCGCGCTTAATGGTTCGCCACCTGTTTGTTTTAGTACGCCAGCAGGGATGCTTGACGATGCGTTACGGTTGCGCGCTGCTTCAAGTTTTAGCGCGGTTTCAATTGCGCCTGGTGCAGAGTAGATCATGCCTTGCGCGGGCGATAAGAATTGCACAAGGTTTGCTGGGTCTAACATTCCGCCGTTGAAATACACTTCTTTGGATGGTGCAAACCAGACGGGACCAACCATGTCGGTCGTGGTGATTGAGCCGGCAGGCAAACGGGTGTAGGACGCGGCGTAACCGTCAGCGGTGCGTGATGTTATGTACCAAAATGCGCGACCAAACATCATGAGATCGTCAAGTGTCCAAGACATGATGAACTGGTATGGAACGGTTGGGTCTGGTCGGCGCAACCATGAACGTGGCGCAATGTACACCTTTTCCATTTCGTCGCCGTTCCACATTTCGTTGTACATTCGCAATGGCATTGAACCAATTACTGATGCCATCAAATCTCGAGCACGGTTAATTGTTGGGACGCTGATCGCGCGATTGCGTGCTTCGCCTTCTTGGTAACTGTAGTACTGGCCGATCATGCTTACGCCGGCAGCGTTACTTGTGTAACCGCCAGCAACCGCAGCTGCCACGCTTGGCGCTGGGCTTATTGCTGCTTTTTTGGTTTTGTTAAAGATCGCCATAGTTACCACTCTGCCATATAGGTGGCAACCGCACGTGACTAATCCGATTCCGACAAAAGGTTAGAGCGTGCGGTCGCCGCGTTTATCTTAGTTATTTACCGCAACAAGCATGGGTTTTCCGCTGTTAACTGGACGGGCACACATGCCAATACCCCAAACCATTGTGCGCGCTAACTCAATAGGCCCTGGACTCCGCTTACTGGACAAAACTATGGTGTTATCCGTGCGTACCGCAACCGCGCGCTGGACATGTTCGGCTAACAGTTTTTCTCCCGTGTGCAACAGTCGCGCTTCGGCAATCATGTTTTTAGCAAGCGGTGTAAAGCGTCCTAGTTCTGCATAGCCAACGACGACACGGCGGCGCTCAATGTTCGGCGGGCAGGTTGCGTCCACGGTCGGCGATAACGCAAACCTGATCGTGGGGTCTTTGGCTAGTTCTTGCACGTTGTCCCACAGCTCTGTAATTGACTCGGCAATGAACGCGACGGTGACAAGCACCCGACCGTCTGACAAGTTGACGCATCTGGTCGCGCTGTAACGGGAGTCATCCAGCGAAGACTCGATTGCCACAACGCCACCGCTAGGGATGTCCCCTGTGTATTCCAATGACGGCCAACGCCCTGGCTCAATCCAACCGCGCACAACACTTACCCAAAGGTTGAGACTTGCTCGCAGAAATGACGCGCGATCGGGGTTTGTTGATTCTTGCCTAATGGTGTCCATGTCCAACGTGTGACCGAGCGCAGGATTACCCCACGCCCATGATGCAGGATGCAAAGGGTCAAGGCTGGGGTCTGGCGACCACTCGGCCATATACATTGTTGACGGTTCGCCTTTGTCAATTGCTCGAATACCTGCCTCACGCCAACGCTGGAACAGCACGGATTCTTCGGTGCCGGCAGTACTAAAGAAACAGGCAAGCGGATTTTTGCGAGCGCGCTGTGCCGGTAACAGACCGCCTTCAACCGAATCGGGGTTGACGTCAAACAACTCGTCAACGATCACTAGGTCAATGCTCATACCGTGACCTTGGTTTGGCTTTAAAGCTTTGACCCACCACTTGCTGCCGTCTGGCATTGTTGCCTGATAACGGCCGTACGACTTGACGATCTTCGCGCCGTAATACTCCTCAAGGATTGGTGCCAAATCATCAAACAACAAGCAAGCCAAATCCAGTCGGTGCGCGCCAGATACCACGGTCTGTTTACCGCCTCGAATCTTTGGCATTTCCACAAGCCAAAACAAAATAAGCGCCTGAATGATTGTTGTCTTACCGTTCTGACGGGCAACCGAAACAAGGCTTGAACGATGCACAAACTTCTGATCAGCGTCAACCGCCAGCATTCCTTCAAGAGCATGTATTTGCCATGGCATCAAATCAATCTGCAGCACCTTCTTAGCCATGTCCCCCACAAGTCCAGCTAGTGAGCCGGCATGGTCAGGGATGATCGTTTCCAGTCTCGGCTGATCATGGCCAGTTGGCGCTGGTTCAGGCTGGTTAGGGCTGGTGGCGACAAAATGATGGATGGGGCTCGGGGGCATCTCATTCGCATATAAAAAATCGTTTATTGCTTTTTCTCTTGCGTGTTTTGCGTTGGCTAGTTTTTTGTTTCGGTATGTTGCTCCGCGCGCAGAGTTGCATGGTTTGCATGATGCGACGTATCCGTCTTCTATTGTTCCACCTTTGTCGGATTCAACTAGGTGATCTAACTCGGTTGCTGTGTTGCGTTTGCACCAATGACACAATGGTTGGTCGCGCAGTAGTTCAGCGCGTGCTTGTTTGTAGATCGCTGTGTCGTGTTCGGTGAGTTTGCGTGTCATGCTCGCGCGCTTCGCTTGCGCTGACGCGGCGCTTGCGCGCCTTGTCCTCGGTTTTGGTGGGTTGTGTTTGTTGTCGGGTTCATGTCGGTGCTTTCTTTGTTTGTTAACTGTATGTCATCTGTAGGTCAAGAGATGTGTGAATGCTCCACCCTCTGGATTGCCCATCCCAGATCCCTATTGCATTACTTCATCAGTCTGTTTACTGATCGCCCAGTCGCATTGCCCAAACCATTTCGTCTTGCATGATTCGAGGCGCGACCGTCTACCCAGGTTCCCCTGTTTACTGCCCACCTCATGCGACCGAGGCACACACTTGCTACTAGCCGATTGTTTACATTCTTGGATTGCTGAGAGTGTAGAGAATGTACTCCATGTCACTTGGCTTCCAAACCGCTGCATGACATCCAGCCAACTCACACGCTTTTAACCAAACCTTTTGCCCAGGTGTTGTCTTACCCTTTTCTGCCTTTAGTTCAATGACTAACGGCCGTCCGCCTTGGAATGGGTGCACCATGAACAGATCAGGAAACCCTACATCGCCCTGCGTATAGGTTGCCCAGCGCCCTCGACTGTTCTGTGCCGGCAGATCATGATGAATCAGCCAGCCATAACGTTTGGCAATGCTGATCACAATGTCCTTGAAGTCGGCTTCGCTGATCTTTGGATCTAATTTCATGCGCATTGCTCTTCTGCGTCTTCGTATTCTTTAATGCAATCATCTACGACACAGGTGCAAACGCTGTCATGGTTAAACAGGCAATCGCCACGGCTCACGCCCCTTACGCGCAATTCATCGTAAAGATGCCCTGCAATTTCACGCCAATTAGGTTCGGTCATTTTAGTACTTCAATCATTTTGCTTGCTTCATGTGACTTCAGCAGCTCTAACACGGCGCTGTCATCGTTAAGTTCACGATGGATCATTTCAAGCAAACGCAAATCGTCTAAGCCTGCATCTTTGGCAAGTTTCTTTATGTAGCCAATCTGCTTAGGTGTAGCAAATGCGCCTCGTGGTGTGTGCTCCTGCGGTTGTGGTGACGTTGTGAGGCGCTCTACCTTTTGCATCTCGTTACGCGACGGCCTAGGCCCACTAGCAGGCGCCTGTAACGGGCAATTAGCAATCGCGCGACCGATCGCGCTCGTTTCACAATTCTCTACAAACGACGTGGCATTGACACCGCGGTCGCTTTTGATTTCTTCCGCATAACCCGTAGCAACTGGCACCTTGTCTTCTTTGTCGGCGTACAGTTCGCAATAGAACACGCAAGCGTCACCTGTGTAGTTCATCATCATCGTGTACACGCGCCCGTTCGGGTATGCAGCCCACCAGCGGACAAGCCGTTGCTCGACTGTCTCGTAGTTGCTTAAATCAAAGCCCATCAGATGCCTGCCCAGACGCTTAGACGTTGTGCATGGTCATGCGCGCCACCGCGCTGGGCGTATGCCAGTTCGCCTGTGTTGCGAATTAGACCACGACGCGCAGCTGCATTAAGCCGTCCAGCGATGCCCTTGGTAACAGGAAATTGATCGCCTAGGTGTTTCCAAATGTCGTCAGATGTGAAGAATCCTTTAGTGCGCGCGACGTGCAAGATCGCAGCGTCAACTTTGTTTTGTTCATCGCGTGTCCAACGCGCATCCGCAGACGACTGTGACGCCAACATCCCTTGA